CCGGTACACTTCCGTTGCCACATGACCGTTATCCACGAGAGAATCGCCGCAGATGCAGACATTCTTCGTGAGCTTGTTCTTCAGCTTATGGTGGACTTTCACCTGCACAGCCTTAGAAGAAACGATGTGACAGTCATTCTCATCCAAACGGCGAACCATCAGGGAGAAATCCGTGCTTTCAGCGGTCGGGGTGTAGTTCATGCAATATTCGTTCCGGGTCAGACTCGGTGCATTCGTGCCTCTGGCGAACACATACAGATTTTCCTTGCCATCATGCCGGGACAGGCAGTCATAGAAGATGGACAGCTGCCGCCCCTCCATGCAGTCCCAGTGGGACGGGGTCACGATATCATCCTCCACAGTCGGAGTGATGGCTTTCTGCACATAGTCAGTAATGCGCTTCGGGATGAACGATGCCTCATTGTCCGCAAACAGGTCACCTGCCTTATACTCTTTGCCGTTTAAGATGACTTTGAAGTCCGGATGGATATGCGGATTATAGAACTTGCTCTGATACCAGCTTGCGATATAGAACCCATTCGTTCCCAGCTTGCGAAACAGGCTGGTGTCATACAGGTTGATGGTTTCCGTGCCAGCATCGTAGGCAAGGATACGCATAGGCATGCCAAAATTCGGACTCGGTGTATTGAATGCCATCTCTACAGGATCACTCGCCGTGATCCATGCATAGTGAAAGGTATCCGGCACACCCAGACACTTGGTGCTGACCTGGATCGTTCCTGCGTCCTGGTCGATGGTGATCCCACCGCTTGCCAGATACATATGGCGGGAGTCCTTGCCAGCCAGATCCGAGCGGAGCTGCTGGAAGCGATCCTCATACTTCTTCTCGATATAAGAATCACGGCGTTCCTCATCGAACAGCGCGCCTGCCTTGTACTCCGTGCCGTTCAGCACAATGCTAAAGGACGAACCCATATGCGGATACCAGAAGCGATTCTCATACCATGCCGCGATATAGTAGCCAAACGCACCAAGTTCCCGGAACTGTGTGGTGCTATAGAGGTTGATCTGGTCTTTAGAGGAATCGTAGGCAAGGATCAGCATGTGGTGCTTTTCCGCTTCCGTGCTATCCAGCATCGGTACAGGCTCCTCACTGGCACTGACCCAATAATAGGTGCCGTTATCCACCTCTGCCAGAATCCGCTTGGTAACCTGCATGGTGCGGTTGACTGTATCGATCGTGAGCTGACCTGTGGACAGGAACATCTTCGCCGAGCGGTACTTATGCTGGGTCACCGCATTGTAGGCCACCTTTGCCGGGTTGCCGTAGTCAATGCCATTGATGACCGTACCATCGGAGGAAGGAGCTGCATATACCACCTTCCCGTCATAAAGCACAGCAAACACAAAGCGGTTCCGGGTAAACAGTGTTCCCCAGTTTCCATCTGTGTTCGCCACCTTGATGACCGGAACTTCGATCTTCTCTCCTGCTTCATCCGCAGATACTTCCATGCCATCGTAGTAGACCGCCCACCAGTTTTTCGCTGTGAACTCGACCGAGATACTGTTCTCCGAACTCAGCCTTGTCTGGTCATACTGCGTACCGTTCGGGCGGCGGCAGATATATGCGTACTTTCCCTCCGGGAAGGTGACCATCACCTTGCTGCCCGTGAACTTGATCTCCACACTGCCATTCATCCACTGCCAGCCCGTTGCGTAATTCGATAAAAGGCGCAGAGGGAGCATGTTGTCATGGAGATACACAGAGAGCTTCGAGAACAGCTTTTCATTGGTAGTCACCGAAATAAAGCGAGTATTCGGAAGCAGCGAGATGACATAGTTGTCATAGACCTTGCCGCTCTCTGCCCGGAAGCATCCACCGAGAAGTTTGCGGTCCATGTCATAGCAGACCACGTTGTTGTAATCATCCCGGCCGCTCATATAACCGAACTGACCGTCCACCAGAATGGCACCTCCGCTGACCGGAACCATGTGTGCCACACGCCAGCTTTCCGAAGATACAAGGTCGCCATTCTGGTTTGCATATCCGTTATTGATCGTCCAGTTCTTCATGATATTCTGCATGGAGCGGACACTGCCGATGGCACGGATGTTCTCTCCTGCCGTGGGATAGCTCTTCCCGGCATCGTCCACACGGGCATCCACCAGCTCCTGTGCATAGTTGGCGTTCTTGTCCGTAGATGCCTTGACATTGGCATCGATCTGGGCTTTCAGCGTTTCTGCCGTTTTGTCCATCTCGGATTTGTTCGCAGCCACAGCACTGTTGGCTGCATCGACTTTCTGGATGATATCCGCTACATCCTGCGCGGTCATCTTTCGCAGGGTCGCCACATCGTCTGCTGTGTTCTGGCGGTAAAGAGCCATCTGCTCCGAGAACCGGGAACACATCGCCCAGTATTCCTCCTGCGACAGAAGCGTTCCAGCCGGTACAGGTTTCCGGCTGATATAACTGTCACCCGTTACTTCCTCATACACAATCGTAAGAGGCTCATATTCTTTTGCTTTGTCCCAGACACCATCATGGCGCGGGACGATTCGGTTTCCGATATATTCCGACATATTTTTCCCCTTTCCCAGCTGCATCAGCCGTTTGCAAACTCTACGATTAGCCGCCCGTCATCATCCATCGAAAAGATGAGCTTCAGACCATCTTCGGTGGTGAAAGCAAGATACCCATCATCCGTGATCGTGCAATTGAGCAGGTTCTCAATGAACTTCTGGATGGTGCTGGACTCCGACTTGTCACTGAAGCCAAGCCCGTCCTCCGACTCAATAGCAAAGTAGCCATCGTCCGTGATATAGACTTCCAGCAGTCCCTTTCGGATGGCTTCCACCACACCGGCATAGGTGTAAGTGGCGATCTTGCCGTTGTTGATGGCCGCCCGTTCCACCTTCAGCGTGAGGGAGAACGAACCAAGGACATCGCCATCTGTGCTGAGCATAACAACATCCAGTGGAAACCGCCCTGCCTGTGTTGTCATGAAAGTCGTGATCGTAAAGATGACCGCACCATTTTCAACAAACACAAGGTCGGATGCCGTTTCACTGGTGTAATGAAAGATCGTGCCATCCGGCCTGCTACCGGAACAGGCAACGATGCAGTCCTGCGGCACAGAATACTGCACCGAGTTGTTATACAGGACACAGCGGACTTTCCGTGCCTTGTTGTCATACTGCTTGACCGGAACTGTCACCGGGATGAGATTCTCCGTCAGCGACAGCTCCACTTCCTGATAAATGCTTGTGACCATTACGCGCTCCCTCCTTTCCCGGTGTCACTTTCTTCTTTGTCTTCGGTATCTTTATCCTCTGTATCTGGGTTCTCTGGCTCCGTGGGTGTTGTCGGATCAGTCGGCTCTGGACCAGTTGGTTCCGGGTCAAGTTCTTCCGGCTCATAGCCAACTGTCTGCCACTGCTTTCCATCCCACAGCTTTAACCGAAGATTCTTCTTATCGACCCAGAGCGTGTCAGCTGCCGGGGCCTCCGGCGCGTTTTCCGACACAGGGACACTCGACTGGTATTTCGCGTCCAGCTCCTTCTGCAAATCTTCTGAGATTTCCGTGAGGGTGCTGTACCGCCTATCCAGTTCCTCATATAGTTCCTTGGACAGCTTCTTTGCGGTTTCGTATCTCAAATCGAGTGTTTTCTGTAACTCAGCAGAGATAGCCGTTGCTGTTTTGTACCGCTCATCCAGTTCTTTCAGTAGTTCCTCGGAAAGCTCAGTCGCTTTCTTATATCGGTCATCCAGCTCCTTGAGAGTCTGTTCTAGCAAAATTGCTGTCTTAACTGCGGTATCATCGGATTCCCAGCCATAGCCCCAAGTCTTACCACCATCTGTGGATACAAACAGTCCAGCAGAACTGTTCTTCCATGCGACTGTTGACTGTTTCAGGGTCGCTGCATTGAACGCATACCGGATCGTGTTGCCCTTGCTGTCCGTTTCATTCTGATAATGAAGACCGAACAAAGCCGCAAAGAGCGCACCATCATAAATAATGGATGCCGAGATACCACCGATCTGCTCACCTACCGCTGTTTCCGCCCGGACCGCAGTGTCGTAAGCGATGGTTGCTGTATTCCGGATGCTGTTCAAGGAACCTGTCAGGGACGAGTTCCGGCTGCTGACCGTAGAATTCGACAGCGTGATGCTGTTGTACCGTTCCAAAAGCGAATCGTACTCGGTTTCCGTGACCTTGGAGCTGACCTCGATACCCAGCTTCGAGATATACACATGGACGGTATCGCAAAGGGATACCCGCTCCGCTTCCACGATGTCCTCATATCCTGGTGTGTTCCAGAGCTGGATAAAATCGATCTTGATATCGATCTCCGGCTCCGTTAAATCCGTGGTATCGATATAGTTCTGTGCGTATTCCCGGAGGACTGATTCGGTCGGCTTCTCCTGAAAGGCACTGGTGCAGTCCAGCACCGTAATCTTCTGGTAAGGCACAGATTTCTTACTGAACAGCACCACTTTCTCCGGCAGTTCCATGACCGCCTGGGTTTCGTTGTCCACCCAGTACGGATGCACGCCCGTGATGGTGTTTTCGATGGACTTTTCCATCTTAAAATCGGTCAGGTTCTTGCCATAAGTGATGCGGACACCTCTGTCTGCACCTCTGGCCTTATGGAACTTGACCGTATATCGATCCCACTCGAATTCACCGCCAAAGGTATCCAGCACCGAGGCATCCATGCCGCCCAGACAGTTTCGGAAGGAAGATGGAACACCCAGCGTAAAAGTCGCGCTGGAATCCACATCCGTCCAGACATCAAACGGGCAGTCGGAAGCCGCATGGCTTTTCAGCCCCTGCATCGCTCCCACACATCCGCTCACCGAGAATGGAGACACTGTGATGAAGTTGAGTTGATAGGAAATGTGCCGTGCCTGTACTTCCAGCTTTCCATCAATGGGTGTTGTGATCTTGTAGATACGGAACGGTTGAGTTTGCATCGTATCCGAAGGCTTGGCGAGGATGATATTTCCTTCTTCCAGCATCTCTGCATGGATGCCATCTGCCGGACAGACCAGCTTCAGTTCATAACTGCCATTTCGTTTTTCGGTCACCGTACAGGATTGTGCATCTGCCAGCTTTCCGATGCCGTTATGGTCGAACTTCATTTCTTTGGAATCATATAAACATGGGATCACTGGCTGCACCTCCCATCAGAGCGTCCACCAGCGGGGAATAACCTCCACCGCCGTGATACCGCCCGTCCATGTGATCTGTGTCTTTCCCTCCGGCAGTTCCGGGAAATCATCCGAAAGGATGGTCTCATTGCAGAAGCCGGCGGCATTGTAAGCGTTGTGCGTCTCACAGTTGAGCAGCACATAGTCCTTGATGCTGTGGATGACGATCTTCTCCTCGCCCACATACAGCTCACCACCACTGTCTCCATAGACTTTGAAAATGGGCTGTGCCGGGAATGCAAAAGGATTCTTTAAGGTTGCCCTGCTTTCCAGCCGGATGCTCCTCTGCCCGTCCACGCTCCACCGCTGGGGCTTACAGTTAAAGGTCAGCTCCATCTCGGCAGCTTTCTGAGCAGTGACATCAAAGGCAAGGGCATCCTTGCAGACCGCCATTCGGAAGAAATCTGGGTCATAGGTGTCCTGCAACTTCTGATACCCCACCGGCGACAGGAGCCATGCCTTGACTGCTGCGGTCTTGGCTGGCAGGCCGTTAAAGAAAAATGCCTTGTACTTGATATCCACGTTCTGGTATCTGCGCCGGCCGGCTCTTGCATTTTCGGTGAGGATGTCCCCGTTCCTGCCGGGTACGGAGGTGCTCTCCACATCCGCTGCCGGGGAGTCATACACACCGGGACCTGACAGATATAACAGGAAGTCTTTGCTGGACTTCCCGGCAAAGGACAGATACTGTCTAGCGTATCTGCCTTTTAACTGAAACTGTGACACTGTCTGTTTTGGGGCATTGTAGCCCATACGCATCCCCTCCTTTACTTGAAGACCGAATCATCCTCGTGGATCATGCCGTTGATCTTATCGGCAACGGTCTGAGCGAGTTCATCATCGTTCCGGGCGTTATAGCCATTGACTGTGATATACACACCGCCAAGGTTGGTCGTCCGGGTAGTTCCGCCACCGGCCAGAGCCGCCTGTGGGAAGTTCCAGCCAGAGCCATCAAAGTGCGGCAGAGTCAGTTCCGGCAGGCTGAACGAGCTGATGCACGCCATCCCCTGCTGTACCTTTACTGCCATCGACTTGATCTGGCTGATCAGACCACCCTCGCCTTTCTTGATGCCGCCAGTCAGCAGCTTCATAAAATCAGGCATATAGGTGTCTGCATCTGCCAGAGGGCCTTCGTCCGGTACCGAGAAATGCAGGAACGAACGGATACCGCTTGCCACACTCTTGACTGCCTTGCCGACCCAGCTGACGCCTTTCTTGATACCTCCGGCGATACCGCCAACGATGTCCTTGCCCCAGCTGACCGCCGAGGAAGCCACGTTCTTGATGCCGCCCCAGATAGAGGACGCCACATTGCCGATGGCAGACGCCGCATTAGAGATACCGTTCTTAATGGCCGACACACCCTTGGAGAATACCGAAGTGACCTTGTTCCAGATATTCGTAACGCCCTCCCGGAAGCTGTCACAGTTTTTCCAGAGAGCCGTCAGTCCAAGGCCGATGCCGCCGACTGCTGCCACCGCGATACCGGCAGGACCAGCCAAGCCAGCAAGTGCTGTACCTGCCGAAGCAATGAATCCGCCTGCGGAGCTTGCTACACCTGCAAGTGCTGAACCAGCACCAGCCGCAAGCCCAGATACCGTCGAACCGACCGAGCCGAGCAGACCGGACAGTGTCGTGCCAACTGTTCCGGCAATACCGCCCAGCGAAGAACCGATGGTCGATACAATACCAGAAAGACTGCCGCCTAAGCCACCGATCTTCGATACCACGCCAGAGAGCAGACTTCCCAGATTCGACAGGATTCCCCCGCCGCTGGAGCCAAGGCTTCCCAGCTTTGAAAGAACACCCGAAATACCTTGACCGAGACCGCCCATCTTGGAGGTCAGCCCGGAGATCAGGTTGCCAAAGTTCGACACGATCTGACCGCCATCTGCACTGCCGATCTTCGACAGGAAGCTGCCGATGTTGGAGAGCAGGCCACCGCCGTTCTCTGTGCCGAGCACATTGCCGAGATTCTGCATCGTACTACCGAGGTTTCCGATGGTGTTCTTCATAGAGCCGAGCTTGTCCACAAGGCTCGTGACTGTGTTTACTGTGTCACCGACCTTGCTGATGCCGTTGCCAAGACTCTTTAGGAAATCCGAGTTAAAGGTCTCGCCAAGGCTGCGGATCGCATTTCCAAGGGAACTGGTCTGAGAACTCAGCTCACCGATGGACTCCTTCATATCCGCAAAGCCCTGCTTCACCTCATCGCTCATATTCCCGACTGCGGCTTTAGTGATGCCTTCAAGATCAGTCCAAAGCTGCTGGAACTGTGTCTTCAGGCCGGAAAGCCCAGACATGAGCTGGGTCTGGATACCGCTGCCTACATCCTTTGCCGCACTGCCGATACCGCTCTGGCTTCGCTTGATCGTAGTGGCAAAACTGCCGACCACAGAATCCATCCAGTCGCCCAAGGAATCCACCGGGGTTGTGAGGTTGTCGCTCATAGAACCGGCAAGCCCCTGAACGGCTTTCACCACTGACTTGACATTCTTCTTGATGCCTGTCGCCAGCAGTTTCATAAAGTCCGGCATATAGGTGTCCGCATCGGACAGAGGACCTTCATCCGGCACGGAGAAGTGCAGCAGACTTCTTACCCTGCTTGCGACATTTTCCGCCGCTGCGATCACGGAACCAGCTGCCGCACGGACACCTGCCGCCATCTGGGAGCAGATATCTGCACCCCAGCGGTATGCCGAGGAAGCAATCGAACTTAAAGAGTTGAAACTGCTCTTGATGCTTGCCACACTGGACGATACTGTGCTCCGCAGGTTCGCCATTGCAGAGGACACTGTGGACTTCATATTATTAAAGGTAGAGTTGGTCGAGGACTGTACCCCACTCCATCCACTCGTTACGGTCGTGCGAACCGCAGACACGGAAGAAGTCGTAAGGTTCTTGATGCTGTTCCATGCAGTCGTGATGACCGTTTTGATGCCATTCCAGCTGGTGTTCGTCAGGGTCTTTACCGCATTCCAAGCACTGGTCATGGAAGAACGGACCGCAGAGGTCGCCGATGTGGTAAGGGACTTGATCCCGTTCCACGCTGCCAGGATGACACTCTTGATGCCATTCCAGCTGGAAGTTGTCAGCGATTTCACCGAGTTCCATGCACTCGTCATGGAAGATTTCACCGCTGCCGTTGCAGAGGTTACATTAGACTTTACTGCCGAGAAGCTGTTCTGGATGTTGGATTTGATGGCGTTCCATGTGCTGTTGGTGCTGGTCGTAATGGAACTCCATGCGGATCTCATGGCAGCACTCACACCTGCCGTTCCGGTCTTCACCGTCTGGCTGATGGCCGTCCAGCTCTGGCTGTATGCCTGCTCCACTCCCTTCATGGAGTTCGTGATGGAGGTAGACAGCGTGGTGGACAGGTTCTCTGCCGCCGCAGTCACGAGGCTGGTGTTGGCGTTGATGCCGTTTGCCAGACCCTGCATGAAGTCCGGCATCCAGCTTTCCATATCTGCCAGCGGTCCTTCGTCCGGCACAGAGAAATGCAGGAAGGAGCGGATCTTATCTGCAACGCCAGTTACTGCATTCGCCACATCCTGAATCCTCGACTGGATGCCCGACACGATGTTGCCGATCATGTCAGACCCCCACGAGAACGCCTGCCCTGCCAGTCCCTTGATAAAGGAAACCGCATTGTTGAAGCCGGTGGTGATCGTGGTGGTGATACCGGAAATCGTGGTAGAGATACCAGACTTCATGGAATTGAATGCGGTGGTCGCCGCACTCTTGATGCTGTTGCTGAGGGTCGATACCGTGGATTTCATGGCGTTCCAGCCAGAAGAAACCACAGTTTTGATCCCGTTCACAACACCGGAGATCCTGCTGCTGATGGCAGTCCAGATGGAAGAAACGGTGGACTGGATCGCAGAAAGAACGGTACTGATAACCGTCTTGATTGCATTCCATGCCGTGCTCATCCGGGTCTGGATGCCTGTCAGCAGCGGAGACAGGAAGGACACGATGGCGTTCCACACCGTTGTTACCGCAGTTTGAATTGCGGTCAGCACGGTAGAAATCGCTGTCTGGATAGCAGTCCAAACGGTCGAGAAGGTCGTCTGCAACCCGGTCAGAATCGGAGTCACAAAAGCAACGATTGCATTCCAGATGGAAGTGATCTTCGTCTGGATGGCCGTCAGTGCTGCACCGATCAGGATTTGGATTGCCTGCCAGATGGTTTCAAACAGGTACTTAAACGCATCCAGCAGCGGCTTGATGGTGTTGTAGATTCCGTTCCATACCGTAGTAATCGTGGTGCTGATGGCATTCATGACCGTAGAGATTCAGTCGAGATTGCCGTCCACACAGTTGTCACCGTGGTATGGATGGTATTCAGCACGGAAGAAACTGCTGTAGAAATCGCAGTCCAAATGGTGCTGAAGGTTGTCTGGATGCTGGTAAGCACCGTGGTAAAGAAGCCCGAAACAGCCGTGAACACAGTGGTTGCTACTGACTGGATAGCAGAAACTGTGTTTGAGAAGAAACTTCTGATTCCGCTCCACACCGTCTCGAAGAAGCTCTTGATGCTGCCCCAGACCGTCTGCCAGTCGGTACCGAACAGACCAAGGAACACATCCAGTGCGCTCTTCAGTGCAGAAAGGGTCGTGGAGAAGATAGACTTCACACCGTCCCAAATGCTGGAGAAGATACCCTTTGCCGCTTTCCATGCGCCGCTCCAGTTGCCGGAGAACACATTGGAGAAAACATCGAACAGACCGAGCAGGGTATCCAGAACCGTACTCAACACTGTAGCTACAATCTGGAATGCTCCCTCAAACAGCGGTGCGAGTACCTGACAGAATCCATCCCAGACTGCTTTCAGCACCTCGGTAACGTCCTTGAAGTCAAAACCCAGTCCGTTGATTCGCTGTGTCAGCTGGTCGCAGAAGCCTTTCACCTTGGAAACAATATCGTTCCAGATGCCAGTAATGGCCGTGCGGAACTCCTCGTTAGTGTTCCAGAGGTTCATGAAAGCCGCCACCAGTGTACCGATGACTGCCACCACTGCGACAACTGGCCCGGACAGACCGCCCAGAACCACACCCAGCTTGCTGAACACACCACTGGCACTGCCCACATGGGTGATGAGAAGCCGGACGCCTTTTGCAAGCGAACTGAATCCCCGCATCGCTGTGCCGACTGTCGATATGGTCTTGCCCAGCACAATGAGCAACGGACCGATGGAAGCAGCCAGCAGTCCAATCTTGATGATCGTTTCTCTGGTGCTGTCATCCATGCTGTTGAGCTTGTCCACGAACTGCTGCACCGCCGACACGATCTTGCGGATGGTCGGCATCAGGATATCTCCAAAAGAAATAGCCAGCTCCTCCAGCTGAGATTTCAGGATGGTGAGCTGACCATTTAAGTTGTCCTGCATGGTTTCTGCCATGCTCTCGG